ATCAGGACGTCGGTTGCAGCGCTTGTTCCGCCTGTGTCCGCCAGCGCGTAAACAGGAAGAGTAAGCACCAGAAGTGCGATTAATACCAATAGCTGTTTCTTTTCCCCGAACTGTTCGACGACCGCTTTGCCGATCTTATATGCCACGGTACCCGCCGCCACCAGAACGGAGCCCATAGCAGCGCCGACGCCCTTAAGTACGCTGCCGAGTTTTTCAAAACGATCCTTCGCACGATCGGACCGGTCCGCAGCGTCCTCTACCTCGTCGCCAAATCCATCCGCCTGTTTCTCCGCATCCTGGAATTCGTCGCCGACGCCGTCTATGGCTTTTTCATTATTTTTCAGCTCGCGCTCCATATTGTTGAGCTCGGCTTCTGCGTTATTCAGTTGCACGGCCCACTGCTGCGTCCGCCGATCGTTTTCACCGAACGATTCCGCCGCATTTTCCAGCGCGCGACGCAGCAGCTCGATCTTTTCCTTCTGCTCAGCGATCTGGCGATTCAGCACTTCGTTACGGGATGTGAGCGCGGACACGCTGCGATCCTGTTTGTCGAACCGGGATTCTACAAGTTTCATCTCGGAGCCGAGCACTTTGAACTGCTGGTTGATGTTTTTCAATGCGGCCCGAAACTCACGTTCGCCTTCCACGCCTATCTTCAGGCCAAAATCGTCCGCCATGTACTCGCCTCCGTTTTAAAAAAAAGTGTGCAAAAAAAGAACGGCCCGTAGGTCGTTCTTTCAAACACATCTTATCTCGTGACTCCGTTGTTACTATGATTCAATCGTTTCAACTGAAGCATTTATTTCTCTGATCGTGTTTTCTATCAGCTGTTTCAATTCGTCTAATTTATCGATTGCCTTGTTAATGGCCCAGACTGTATCTTTCTTTGGATTTGTTTCACAGCCTTGAAAGAGAGCTTTCATTGCTTCGTAGTAAGCAACGCCAACATCTCTCTTCAAACCTGCTCTTTCGAGTTGATCCAATAGCCACCCTATATAGAATTCTCCGTTTTTATTAATTACCAATAGAGTAAGTCGCTGTCCGCTTCCCATTGGATCAGATAGTTTAATTACATAGCTTGCCTGCCGCATCTCTATTTCGCATCCCATTTCTTGGGCAGACTTCATCAATTCCTTTGCAAAGAGAATTTCGTTGTCCCCAACGGCTCTTCTCATACTTTCAAAAAACTCTTCCTCCGATAATGTATAGCGTTTTGCGCCTGAACCCTTTTCCTCTCTAGAGACGTCAAGATCAACCGATATATTTTGAACTGTGCCTCCTTCAAGCCGAATCACGGCTCGTGTAATCTCCCTTGTTCTCGTGACAATTTGGGGGATGACAAGCATGTCCTCACCAATCTTAAATACTTGTAATTCGATTAATGCCAAGCAAAAATGCAATTGGGGCGTTTGTGACAAAAATTCAGCCATTGCTTCCGTGCTTTCACGGATACCATCGCCAACAATTAAAAGTAAAAGCCGCCCTCTCTGTAAATTTCGAGTGATCGAATCAATAATATCGCTTTCATCTTCTTCTGCTATATCTTCTATAGATCTTAATGCTTCGATAACACCAAATTTTTTATTTTTGAAGAAGGCCCTCACCGTTTGATCTAGCCGATCAAAGGACCACAAACTCAGTTCCTTTGCGTAATCGATGATCTGTCCAACCACTTCGCGTCGCGCCTCGGGATTACGCCACAATTTGGTTTCTACAATCGTCAAATAGCCTTGTGGGCTGATGAATAAATTATCGATAAAACCGACATTTGTCGACACTTCACGACCAATTGCGACTAACGGACCGAAAACTGGCTCAATTTCTGAAACAGGAAGAAGCGAAGGATTCTCAAATATTAATTTCTGAAGCCAGCTTTCCTGAAAAAGTTTATCCGTTACGGATACCCGTTCTAAAGCCACAGGAGTACCCTCTTGGGGTATCAAAAGTGGAATGGGTTGGATTCGCTCACCAAACAAACTCATATCAATTCCTCCGCAGTATAACAAATCATTTTAGTATAAGCATATTCTATCAAAACCAATAGAATTGCAAAAGGACCGTTTTTCAGAATGCGCGGGATTATGTGTAACTTGATATAGTTTCGTTGCTAAAAATCCCTTTCTTGTGTTTGTCAGCCCATGCAACTGCCTATATATCTCCCGCTGGTCTAAAAGAGCGCCAAGAGACATGAGCCAACCTTCACTCTCCGCCCGTCACAGCAGGGTTATGCCGTAAAATGACTATACAATAAGCAATCCTGAAATAGTCGAGATACTGCTTGAACTTATCCTGCGCGGCAACGCACGTATCTCGTAAATACCCGCGCTCATTTGGCCATTCCCGCAGGCCGCGATAATAGAACAATTTCAATTCGTCGTCTATGATAAACGGGACGATGTCGTTTCTCAGGCATTCTTTGAAGAGGATCAGCCGGCCGACGCGTCCATTTCCATCCTGAAACGGATGGATCGACTCAAACCGGTAATGAAAATCCAGAACATCATCCAACGTTTTGATTTTTACTGAGCTATACGCTTGAAGCAGTTTCTGCATCTGTGGCGCAACGTCCTCCGGCGCGGCGGTTTCCTTACCACCGACTTCGTTGGGCAGACGCTTATATGCGCCAACAGCAAACCAGTCTTTTCGTGCATCGCTGGTGCCGCTTTTTAAAATCAAATGCAATTGCTTAATGAGCTTCTCGCTCAGCGTCGCGTTTGCCTGATCGATGATTAGATCGATACATTTGAAATGGTTGGAGGTTTCGACAATATCGTCGACGTTGACGGAACCGCTGTCCATGCCGATGGTGTTCGTTTCAAAGATGAATCGCGTCTGGTCATGGGTCAGCCGGCTTCCCTCGATGTGATTTGAGTTATATGTAAGCTCAATCTGCACCTTATGGTAGATGCCACCCGAAGTTCGCGCCGTTTTTTCTGCTTTCAAAAATTCAAGCAGCGTGGCCGGTTCTTCCCGATGTTTGTTGATGCGATCCGGCCGCTGCGCCGTTTCGGGAATGTTCCATGTCTTTCCAGTCAGAAAGGCATCTGGTATTTTCCCGTTAGCACAATAATTACGCACGGTTCGTTCCGCTACGCCCCAGCGCTTTGATATTTCCGCTACAGACAGGTATTTCATGACGTTTGCCCCCTATGCACTACGCCTATCATACCATATTAACGGCAAGAATTGAATCGTAACTTTCCGGTTTTATTGTTGTTTTTGCCGTTATCGGCATATCAGGCGTTCCCCACAATTATATACCGACGGGGATAATCTCATCGATCGCATACTCCATCTTCGCTTTTGCCAACCCATGAAACTGCTTGTAGATTTCCCACTGGTCGAGCAGAGCGCCAAGCGGCATGAGCCAGACTTCGCGCTCCGTTCGGCCCAGCAGGGTTACGCCGTAAAAGAGTAACCGGGCGAACGTTTCTTCATCGCTCACCCGGCCGACGCGTTTTTTTCCGGCTGCGGCTCGCTTTCCACATTGCGTTTCGTGCCCCGCAGCATGGAATCCATGATCGCGTCCTTGTATTCGGCAAGATCCGTCGGCGTGGTCAGAAGTTCGATTTCTTCCTCCGACAGCGGCTCTCGCTTATCCTCCGGATGCTGGAAATTGTGGATCAAAATGCTTTGATTCGCCAGCAGAGCGATCAGCCAGATCAGTTCGTCCAGCGCCATCTCGAAGTTTTCCGACTTCATGAGCTTGTCGCCAAGGTTCGCCAGCCCGCCGTAGCGCTTGGCGATCTCCTTCGTAGCCCGGGTCGTAAGAATCAGTTGATACTCTTTTCCCGCTATCGTAATAGAAGCGGCGCGCTCGTTATCCATATACTACCTCCATCAACCGACCGCAAAGGTCGGCTCGTACACTTCCGTGTACCACCCGGTGATCGTCGCCGGCAGCACCCCCGTATCGTCTTCGTTCACTTCGGCCTTCCAGGGATGTTTTCCCTGCCCGTCGATCTTGTTCCGACGGTAGAGTGTTCCCTCGATCTTCGGCGTGTTGAACGTTATGCTGTCGCCCTTGGTCGCAAGGTTCGTCGCCGGGATGCCGAACAGCACCCGGTAAAGCCAGAAGAATCGGTACTTTCCGTTGCTCTTTTTCGCACGGAAGCCAATCGCCACCGGCGAAGCCATCCCCTCGCTCTGGGAGATCACCACGCCGTTGTCGTCCAACACAGCGCCGACAAGATCACCAGCCGTAACCGCACCGATGTCGTTGATCCCAAGCGTCAACTTTCCGGTCTTGAATTCCTTCACGACTTCCGCTTCCGCATCGTCGGCATACAGAGACGCTTCGTTGATTTCAACCTCCAGATCGGCGGAGATCGCCTTCGCCAACTTGGTCGGTGTGCCGTACGTTTCATCGCC